CCTTGAGAGTAGCCGCTCATATGAACACCACCTGCTTGCGTCGCCCGAATTTGGTTTCCAAACTTTTCAGCTCCGCCGATAAGTCGTCAATTTTTTGCTGAACGGTCGCTAAATCTGCGCGAGTTAGTTCGCGGTCGCCGATTCTATATGATTGCCCCGCGAGTATTTTTGCCTCGCAGTCGAGATAAAGCGCAAGGCGCGTCGCTATTTGTTCCCTTGTCATTTCCTCACCAAATTTCCAACGTGCGATGCCGAATTTTTTTGACGGCGGGCTTTTTTTCTTCGGGGTGAAGGAGCTTTTGATAGAAAGCCGCCTCGTCGTCGCCGATTAAACTTTTCGCCGCCGCCAGCGCGTAAACCATGCAGTCAAGAGCCTCGTTGCGGGCGTGCTTGCCAATTTTCTCGAAGACTTCAATCAGTCGCCCGCCCGCCTTTTTCAAGACCGCATGCTCCGACGTTAATTCTTTGAAGAACGTTGCATCAAAGCCCCGCTCCATTGCGTCATCGCGCCCGAAGTGAATTTTATCGAGACGCGAAAAGATTTGCGCCTTGCCGTCATTGACGCCCAGCACGATTAGCATAACGCCCTTGTCCTTCTGCGGCGAAAATTGGTGGAGCAAGCTCGCGCCGATTGTCCCAATGCCTTTTATCGGGAAAATATTCGCTCGCCCGCGACAAAAGTCATAAACCGCATCTGTCGCAAATCCCGAATCAATAAAACTCCGCGCGACGGTAATTCCGGTTTTTTCTTTCTGATAGTCACGGTTTAACACCTCGTCAAGTTGTTGCCACGTGCGCGAATCCGTCGGCTTGCCCCAAATTATCCCGCTTTGTATTGCAAAAAGTTCCTGCGGCGCGTGTCCCATTATCAAGTAATGAAGTCGATTCGCCTGCACGTCGATTCCGCACGTCAGGATTAACGCCCGCGCAGGAATTTCACTGCCGTAACTTTCTAGGCGTTCCAACAGCTCCATTTCGTCCGCCACTTTCTTTTCGTAGCGGTATGAAAGTCCAAAGCGCGTATTCCATACTACCGCCTCTAGCTGTGGATTGCCCTTCGCCTCCAGCCACTCTCTTAAAATGTCCTTCCAACTTAGCCACGGCGAACTGAATCCGTTGACCCAAAACGAACGAATTCCATTTTCCCGCGCCGATGGATTCTGCGCAAAATATTTCTGCGCGGCGTTTTTCATTTCCACTTCCGAAAACTCAAAGCCGCAATCGGGACAACGCCACGCAACCGACTTGACCAAAACGATTTTGTTCCCCGCCAAATCCTTTTGCTCATCATAGTCGCAAATCATGTCGTCGACATTCAAGCTGTGAAATTCGTGGCAATTCGGGCACTCATGCCGCCACTCTTCCTGCGTCCCCAGCAAATATTCTAAATCGATTCGGCTTTGACCCTCGACCGTTGGCGTAGAAAACAGAGCCAGCTTAGCGTCGAAGTACGTCGAAGTTCTTTTTTCAGCAAGGGCAATGGGGTCGCCTTCATTTCCAGACGCGGACGGCGGATAGCGGTCAACCTCGTCGCAGAGCAGAATTTTTATCGGGCGACTTGCCAAGCCGCTTGACGAGTTTGCGCCGACTAGGATTATCCTGCCGCCTTTGAAAAATTTTGAAAGAATGGTGTTGTTAGCGTCGCGCGTCTTTTCCTTTTCATAAAAGAGCGGCGTCAAAACTTTGCAGTCTCGAATAAATTTCGCGAGCCTTGCTTTTGAAAAATCCTCCGCCTCGCTCAGTGTAGGTTGAATGATTAAAATGTTCGCGGGATTCAAATGCGCCGTGTGCCCGACAATGTTTAGTAGCACTGAACTTTTGCCGACCTGCGCGGCACTTTTGACGACGATTCGCTTGATATCCGGTTCGGTGAAGGCGTCCATGACTTCGCGCATGTAGGGCGTGCGGTCTACTCGGTAGCGACCGGGCTCCGCGCTACTTGAAGGAAGGCGACCGTATTTTTCACTCCAATCAGCTACGTTTAAATCTTCGGGCTTTCTTAATCCGCCTTGTAAAGCTCGCCGCATTACGTCTTTAATCTTCGTCATAAATGGCGACCTCTGTTTTTAATTCGCCCAAATCGTAGTTGCTCAGCTCTTCCAATGCATAACCAATTTCTTCCGCGAGAATGCGATTTATTTCGAGTTCACTTTTGCCGCTCAGTTGCCGCGCCATTTTACTCGGCAATGCAGTTAAATTCTTCCGCAACGTCGTCAACATCGTCGTAAAAGCTTCTTCGACTTTCGCCGCCTCCAGCAATTCCCCTTTGGCGCGTCCCAATTTCAATTCCGCCAATTCCCTTTTGGCTTTCGTCAGCCGCGCTCGCTCCAACGTGAAGTTTAACTCTTCGCCGTCGCTGACGGTTCGCTTTGAAAGGAAATATTTCTTCAGGCTCTCAAACAGCATCAGTTGCCCGTTCGTGCGGTGCTCGTCGCGTACCAGTAAACCTTCCTGCAACAGCTGATTCGTTCGCGTCGGTGATAAATCCAACGCCTCCGCCATTTGCCGCTGACTTACCGCCATTTCCTTTATCGCGCCTTTTACCTTGAAACTTTCCATTTTTGTCCTCCGTTCAGTTTACACTTGTTCGGAGTGAAGTCTAAACTTTTAAGACGCCTTTGTCAATCGCTTTTCCTTTCGATTAAGGCGAAAAAAAACTTCATATCTAGACAAGCGGGGCGCGTCGCGCCCGCAGAGATTTTTACCTTTTCTGAAAGTACCTTTCACGGCTTGAGCGGTTGCACTTCCACTTCGCAACGCGGTCTTTGCTTGTCTTGCAATTTCTCGGCGTGGCAACGAACGACTTGCGAATCGTCCTTGAAGACGATGCCGTTCATGCCGTCGAACAAGCCCTTCAAAAGATTGTCCACGTCGCCGAATTGCCGCTTATCGGGCGGGAGCTTGCGATAGAATTTTACCTTGACGAAGAGCGGGCAGTCAAGCGGCTCGCGTTCGCGCATTGCCAGTCGGCACGCCCAACGAATTTGTTCGCGCCACTCGATGTCGCTACTTAGGTAGTACACGTGCCCGCGTACCACGCGCGGGCGGCCCATGGGGCGCGGGTCCCCTTCAATTATTATCTTCATGGCAAAAAAAATCAAGTTATCAATTCGGTTAGTCTACCTTATATCACAGGTCGGAACTATCATTCAACTATTATTCAACTATTAACCTACTATCAACTTTTTCAACCCTTGTCTATGAAGGTAGAAAACGTGCGCGTCGGAATATTTCAGTTGAAAGCCGATGTCACGGAACCGCATGCACTGGACGTAACGACGATAGATGACCGCCATTTCCTTGTCGCTTAAGCCCGCCGCGCAGATTTGCGCGTAGATTTTCAATGCCGCCACTGCCCTGCGTTTTTTTAGTTCTAGTAGGTTTTCTTCCAACACGCCGATTTGCACCGTCAACTTTTCTATCCGTGAATTCAAATCGCGGCCTTGCGGCGCGCCATTTCTCAGCGGGACGATATTCTTTAATGCGTCGCGGACGAGCATAATCTTCTGCTCCAAGTCATTTATCTCTGACTGCAACTCGCGTACTTCGTTCAATTCCCGCTCTGTCATGGCTTATTCCTCGCTAATCAACTTCTTTATGTAGTCTTCGATCGGTTTTAGCAACTCCGGCGGCGGCTCTGCGTACTTCAACGCCGCTTGCTCCACGAGTGCCGCCGCTTTTTCGACTTCTGCTTTTACCACGTCGTTAATTTTTTCTGTGAAGTAGTTCAACATTGATTCGGGCACGTCTTCAAGATCTATCTTGCCGTAACCGTTATAAGGTTTTATTTTTATGGCATTAAGTTCTTGCCAACGTTTCGTCAGCAACAACAGCGCGTTCAATTTTGCTTGTCCTTTCATGATTAAGCACTCCTAACTAAATCTCTGAACCGGCACTTACTGCCGTCGAAGTAGAGGTTGCAGCGACCCGTCGCCCCGTTGCGGTTCTTCGCCACGTGTATTTCTGCGACGTTTTTGCGCTCGCTGTTTTCGTTGTAGTAGTCGTCGCGGTAAATGAACATGACGATATCGGCGTCTTGCTCAATACTGCCGCTCTCGCGCAGGTCGCTAAGGAGCGGGCGTTTATCGGCGCGAACCTCCGCCCCGCGATTCAGCTGACTAAGCGCAAGCACGGGCACGTTTAGTTCCTTCGCCAGTGCTTTTAACTGCCGACTGATATCGCTGACTTCCTGCACGCGGTTGCCCTTGTAGGACTTATCGCCGATGATTAGCTGAATGTAGTCGATGACGATTAAGCCCACGTCGAACTTTCTTTTCAGCCGCCGCGCTCGCATTCTTAGTTCAGCCATTGTCAAAGTGCTGTCGTCTATTTCGACGTGCTTGCGGGCGTCGTAAAGTTCCGCCATGCTCATCATCATGCTTTCCGCGTCTTGGTCGTCGAACTGCCCCGTTGCTATTCCCGACAACTGGACGCCGCTCGTCATTGAAAGGATTCTTTGACCGAGTTGGCTTGCGCTCATCTCCATTGAAAAGATTGCGACTGGCACTTCACGCGCCGCGTTCAGCGCGATATTCAAGGCGAGCGCGGTCTTGCCCATTGAAGGTCGCGCCGCCAAAATTAGTAAGTCCGTTTTCTTAAGTCCGCACGTTAGGCGGTCGAGCATTAACATGC